TATGACAGTCCTCTTAACGATTCATCGCTGAAGCCAGCCCGCCTTTATCGAGTCTTTAAGAAAAGACTCCTTGAGGATGGACTACTTCAGACGATTCGTCGTTACGCTAGCCTTGCCGATGAGCTTATGCAGTACGCATATCTCTACGGCTCCGATGATTTTACAAATCATTGGGTTGAAGGATTCCGTGATACTCCCTTGTTCAAGGAGTATCATTCCTTCAGCAAGACTGGCGATCCAGTCGTCGCACGCTTTCTCTTAAGTTTCTGCCTCTTTGGTAAGAAGCTGAAATTTGAGAACAAAGCATGGCACGATGTTGCATTTCGCAACTGGCTGGATACAGAGAAACGATTGTCTCTGTTAGAACTACCAGTACATGAACTGCCGATTATCAAATCGATTGTTCAGTATCTGTTAGTGAACTTCTCTTTCAACAATGTCTACCCAAAATTTGGGCCTGGCAAAGTTGCTGAGAAGTTCATACGTGATGAGATACATAAGGCGAACAACCTTAGGCCTCATCGGTATCTAACAGCTATTCTGAGAAATCTCCACTATGGGGATTTCTCAGAGTTTCCGGTTGATGAATTATTTTATCAGCCGGATGAGGAGTACTATCCTTTAGTCTCGAGACTTAAGTTTGTCCCAAAAGACATAACTAAGTCTCGCTCCATATGTATGGAGTCCAATAGCGTTATGTTTGTTCAACAAGCGCTATGGGAGGCTTTTAGGATAGCCTTCGCGGAGGGACCTATGTCCCAGTTCGTTGATCTATCCGATCAATCCATCAATCAGCGGATGGCCCAATATGGGTCAACTACTGGTGATGTTGATACGATAGATCTTAGCTCGGCCTCAGATAGTGTCAGCTTTGAGCTGGTAAAGAAGATCTTCCCTAAGGAAGTTCTTTTCTATCTTGCTCTTAGCCGATCTAAATGGGTCGATCTTCCGGACGGTAGACGCGTAAAGATGCGAAAGTTCGCACCTATGGGATCAGCTCTTTGCTTTCCCATTCAGTGTGTTATTTTCACAGCTTTATCAATCTACGCTGCGATGATTCACAGCGGTTGGATCGAAACGCATCGATCTTCGCTGCTCGAAGTATGTCTTGAGGATAGATGTAAAGCTGTGAGAAGTTTCATCTCTCACTACTTTTGCATCCACCCCAAATTCATACATCCGAGTATAGGAAAGTATCAACCAGTGCGTGTTTACGGTGATGATATCTGCGTTGATTCATCACTAACAAACACACTCACCACTGTACTCTCCAGATTTGGGTTTGTTGTGAATGGTGATAAATCATTCACAGCATCTCAAGCCTTTCGAGAATCCTGCGGGGGTTACTACCTTGCGGGGTACGACGTGACGCCTTTGCGTTATACACTCAAAGGTCGTGAATCTGACAGAGATGCCAGATTCTTCATGTCGTGTATTGCCCTTACCAATAGGGCTGGTGATCGGGGTTACTTCCATGTAAGGAGGTTCCTCCTTCAGTCTGTTCTGTTTAACAGAGGTAATAAAATACCTCTGCTATTCAGTGATGACGATGATTTGCCTTTTGCTATTAAAAGCTTTAGGCCTATCAATGATCATCTTGTTCACGTTTACTCTTCTGATATACAACCTCACGGTTGTACATCTAAGAGTTTACAGCGAACCGAACTGAAGTGTATCACCATCATATTCGAAAAGTCTCGCGAGGCATCACCTGTAGAGGTTGATGCGCACGAGGCGTATCGTTATATGCGGTGGTGGGCCCAGCGACGGTCAGATGTTGTTCGACTACCCATTAAGGGTAGTACATCTCACCGAGTGACGGTTGGTTGCCGTCTTAGGCAGACATGGATCCCTGCCTAACTGGTAACGACGGGTAAAATTCTCGATGCTTGGGTTTAAACCCTTAGTATCGCAGGAGCGATGCGTA